GACTTCTTCTCGATAAGTCTCAGCCTGAGCACCAGTCGTAGCTAATAAATCCTTTAAAGCTTCTAATCGACCTAAAACACCAAATAATCCTCTTGAATTCCCCTCAAACACTTCTTTCAAGTGCATAAGGGTTGACATTAAACCTTTTTCTCTTAATTCCTTATGAAGATCAGCGTATGTTAAATTAACAGACTTCAATGCTTCAACACCTCGATTAGTTTGCCGCGTCATAGCAGCAAACACTGAGGTCATCTGAGTAATAGCTTCAGAAGCTGGAACTCCTAACTTCGTCACTGTCGCGAAGTTAGCGGCAACCTCTTCGAAACTCACACCCATCTGTGCTGCGAATGGAACAACATTCGCTAAGACAGGTGCTAAGTCTTTTGCTTCAGCACCACCATCTCGAATAGCGCGAGTTAATACATCTGCTGCGTGCGCCGCAGACATATTCTCTATACCGTAAGAATTGATAACCGCTGTTAATGCACGAGCAACAACATTCGTTTCACCGAGTCCTGCCGCAGATGCTTTAGCCGCAATATCTAAAATTTCCATTGCGGTCTTCGTATCGGCAACTGTCGAAGATACAGCGTACATACCTTCGGCTAATGCGACTGGACCAATACCAACAGCAGGAGCTAAATCGAGGATGTGTTGCTTGACACCGGCGAGTTCTTCTTTAGTAACACCAGCGAGGGAGACTAACTTAGAAGTAACTGATTCAAAATCCCCACCAAACTTAAGAGAAGCAGCGGCAGCTCCAAGAATTGGCAGCGTGACCGCTGCCGTCATTACAGTTCCAATTTGGCGGAGACCACGCCCAAATAATGTCAACTGATAAGTGGTCATCCCCATTGCATTGTTGAGACGACCAATAGATTTCTCTACATGAGCTATACCTTCACTAGCTTCATCTTGAACACGAAAAACAGCGACTAAGTCACCGACATTAACCATCATGGTTTTTTCTTAGCCTCGGCTAGTCGCTCTTTCTCCAATTCCCAAACCACATCTTGAACACGTTCAATAGAAGGTCCTTTTGGACGCTTAGTTACATCTTGAATTTGCTGTCCCTCCTTATACGCTGTGTAAGCTTCTGCGTAAGAACGCAGATCCATGATGATAAATAAGAGATTACCTACACTATTATCTATAGCTTCAATAGCCGCATCTGGAAGGCAATGAAACTCCTCACAAACGCGGCTAATGATCCATTCCTCAATGGGGTCCCCGTTTCCATCCAGATACTGATGGAAACGCTTTATTCGTTTTTTACTTCTTCCTTAGTCTCGGGGCGGCTAAACTCAAAGATAGCTTCTGCTAAGAATTTAGCCGTAGGCTCGTCTAAATCATCGGTAGCATTGGGGAGTTTGGCTTCATAACCCCACGATACAATACCAGTCTTCAACAATACATCTCGGTCATAATTCGAGAGCACAGCTTCCTGTGCATCCTGAATTTTCTGAATCCGAGAAGAATCCGCATCACGGAGAGCTTTCAGCAATTCTCCGCCTAATTCACGCATGAAGCCAACACCTTCGCTCTGCCGTTTCTTCGCAGCAGCGCGGAGCTCCACATGGCTTAACTTACGAATGACTACATCAACCCCTTCTACTGGGATGGTAATATTCTTAGTGATTTTAGTAACGAGCCCCATGACAATCTCCAATGTGATGACGCGTTTAAATGCCCTGTAAACCGTTTTGTTACCCGCCCATAGCCAACCCTTACCGGGTAAGTCAAGTGCCCGCCACGGGCATCCCAGGCCGGTCAAAATGGCCCTATGCCGCCCGGCAATGCGGCACCTAACCCACCCGGCTAGAGGCTTACGACCACACCCCGGCTGACTTCTGACGCACAAGTGCCTGATACTGCGTCAGAGCATCTCGAGCAAGGATGACGTCGTACTTAACGAGATGAACAGTTACGGTGAATGTCTTGCCAGTAGCCGCCACAATGATAAGTTCACGCCCAACGCTGGATGGCGACTTATCAGCAGCAGCAATCTGGAATACAACGTGCGGGCCAACCGTAGCCGTATCATCAAAGTAACCGCCGATAGGAATATCGGCCGTTTTGTCGATCCCGATTGGCGTATGCTCCTCTGAGGACACACCAAAAGGATTCGTCTGCTCCGTAATTGACTCAATACTGAGCGCACCAATAGTGGTGACATACGGAGTGATGTCCCGAGAGGTTCCGCCCGGCGAATCCTCAATGGAAATGGTAACTTCTGATGGGGAATGTTTCGCCATTTAGGTGTCCTCCTAGTATCGCTTGAATCCTGTGAAAACTGTAATCGTTCCTGAACCACTTACTGTGCCGGTTGAAGCTAAATATCTATCTACTGTACCACTAACCGTAATCCTTTCCTTCGCTGGAGCAGCGGTAATAGTAGAGAAGGTGATTAAAGTTGAATAAGTTATGTCATCGGGGCTGTCAGTAATTCGAACTACTACGTTTGTGAATCCAGCATACTGAGAGCACTGAAGATAACCTACTCCTCCAGCGTTTGTACTGGTTCTTACGAAAGAACCACCTGTGCCTCCAATTGTAACGTTGACAGGAACAGTAAATGTATTCGTTCCAGTAACCGTCGCAGTATACTCACCATTAATTGTTGGAGTTGAACCAGTAACTCCAGAAATAAGAACTTTATCACCAGTCGTTAAACCATGCGGTGTCGTACACGTAACGACAGTTGGGTTAGCGACTGAGTTCGAGGTGATTTCTACAGGACGATTGGCGGTATCATCAGCTAAATCAACAGGGGCATCTGGGGCACCGGCTCCACCAGTCTTTGTATCCCAATCCGCAGAATATTGAGTGAGTTGCTGAACAATAACCCCTTCATCAACAGCACCAGAAACTAAGTAAGTGACATTAGCCTTGGTCAGCGCATCGCGCGCATCCATGACATCATATTTCTGCGAATACGGTCCAGCAAATCCCATAAACGGAAGACCAGCAACATTCCCAAAAATAGCAGCACAGACAATACGACTAACACCAACCACAGAACCAATAGCATTATGGAGAGCATCAGTGGTTTCATCGTAAATCCCTCCACCTGCCACTAATGTCCCCTTATCAATACCAATAGGGGTATTTTCCTCGCTACCTTCTCCGAATGGATGGGTTTCTTCGGTAGTTACCTCGGATCCCATCGTAGCTCCATCCATTACAGCTGGAGCTAGATTATACCCATCGACTAAAAGTACGGAGAAATTGGGACCTGCATATTTACTCACTGGTCACCACCTTTTCGACCCCATGCAGATGTACTGGAGTATCTGCTCCAAATGATGGGTTGGTTCGAGGGATTACCCAACCACGATTGATGTAGATTCCTAAAGCTGGCTGAGGCATATCAGAACAATCATCACCAGCCTTAACCGTCTTGAAAGAAATCCGCTCTCGCTGGTCATCAGTGAGTTTAGAAACCCCACCAGCCTGTCGGACTAACTGTAAGCTGATAGCATCAGCCGGATACGTAAATTCGTGTCCTTCTGCTACGATGTAATTGTGGGCTTCCATTTTAACTCCTTAAATTCGTATCCACAAACACAGATTAGATAAGGTGTACCAAACCCACCAGAAGGAACACGTTTTGAAGGATCTCTTCCACAACTTGGACAAGGCGCATAACGTTCCGATTCTACAGGCTTACTATCCGGCCCAAGAATTACAGGTTTGGCTTCCATTAATCAGGCCGTTTCTCAGTCCAAAAATTGCAAACAATTTCGTAACGGTTATTTTCATCTTTCCCTAATGAGAACGGATTCTGCTGTGGATCTACAGTTAAGAATTCAACACCATTAAGAGTTATAGCCTGAAGTTGTGCTAAATATCTCATCGCAACTAAACACTTCTGCATTGGGGTATCATAATCGTGGGGGTCTCCACGAAATAAAACTTGAAATGAAGGCTTTTCGTAATAAATACCCTTCTGCCCAAATTGACGTTCTCCAGCACGCCCGCCGTATTCAGCAATCACACCAATAGCATCAGGTTTTGCTGGCACTTCACCAACAATTATCGTCCCTAAAGTGCCTAGGGAATCAAGTTCCCCCTTAATATGGTCACCTAGCGTCATGTCCCCACCGCCGAGCTGCGGCAATGTATCCACTTCGTATTTCAGGTATAAATTTCGTAACAGCAGCTTCTAGATACTTAGCTTGCCCATTAGGATGTTTAACATTTAACTTTTCATGGACTGCAACAGCATAATCTGTTTCTTCATTACCATAATGGATTGTACCCGCTGCTTCTTTACCTGAAACGATTACTCCCCAATCTCCAGTAGCTTTTAATGCACCTGTTTTGACTGGAACCAATCTCTGAGATTCATCAAACACAGTTTCAGTAACTACATAAGTTTCAGCAATCAATCGCTGAAAACATTCGTTAACACGTCTCTTCACATTAGCAAGAACAATCCGTTCACCAATTACTTGAACACCATTAGCCAAGAATCACCTCGACCATGTAAGGTGAATCAGAAAACTGATTTTCTAATCCTTGCACATCTTTAATAGGCCCAGTATAACCGTTAGGTAATACAATCTTATCGCGTAAATCAATAGGCTCAAATCGATTAGCAGCTCCATTTGCTGCAATCGGTTCTAAAAATGTTACAACAGCTTTCTGAATAAAATCTTGACCTTCTAATCTAATTAAACGCTGTTTCATTTCGACTAATGCTAATCTAGCTACAGGGTCATCATAAACCGGTTCACCATGAACAGCGCCATCCGCAATCCAAGCATGATGCTGAACAGTGACTAATAATTTTCCATTATTAGCCACTTTCTTGGCTATTGCAATCGAATTACGAATAACCGTAGCGAGTGGCATCTTACTCTCGAACAATTGCGGAAACGTCAACCACGCCGTTTGTAGCTAGATTCCAAAGAACTATTGTTCCAGCAGCAGGAATATAAAGTCCTTCATCAAACGTCCACAGAATGCTAGCTCCGATTGTAGCTGGGAACCCAATACGCTTGAAGAACTGCGCCGGGATTGTTGGCGCAGTAGTCGTCCAAGCGATAGCTGTTTTACTCTGAATTTCCCCAGATGCATCACCAGTTGTATACATCGAGAGGAGAGTAACTGGTGAAGTTGGGCCAACTCCGATAGCGGCTGGTCGACCTAATCCATAAGTGCTGGCAGTCGCAGCTGCTAGTGAAACTTGCATTTCCATGAGATAGCATCCACGATTAGGTGGAGCAATTAACTCATAGGCTGGTGAACCACTAGTTCCACTAGAAGTTCTACGAGCGAGCATTGCGCGCCGATAGGCAGATGGGGATGGCATATTACGCCCTCTCTAGATCGATGTTAATTCCTAATAGTGAACTGTAATACCACGATGAATTTAACAAATTCCAAACTATCGTTGGAATTACAGGGGGTCCAGGATTAACCCCATCTTTAAATTTAATGGTAACAGGACCAGCCCGCAGATGTACAATCCCGTTAGTGTCAACATCAAATTCAGCGGTTCTGTCTCCGTTAATAAGTAATCGTGCGAGTTCAAATTGAGCCCATTTAACACGATCTGGGATGGCACTATCTGATACATATACCAGCCCCTCTTTTTCCCACATTCCAGTTCTAGGCCATGCGAGACTCTGTGTGAGGGAAGCTGGGAAGCCTGACCATTCAATAATGGACTCCATTAACTGAGTAGCCATTATTAAAGCAGGATTCTTAGTGGCTTCAATAGAACTGCCTCCTACGAAAGAAGTAGAAGCAGTAACAGGGATTACTGTAACTCCAGATCCACTAGCTACAGCCGTAAATTCAGAAATTGCATCGATAACTGCGGCGACTAAAGTTGCTGTATTTTTAGTCGCATCTAATACGCCAGCACCGTCTGTTCCTAAAGTGACAGTTAGTGCAGTTCCAACTAAAGCAGCAGAAAGAGGGATATTAAGACCAGAACCAGCAACAACTTCTACAGTGTAACTATTTCCATCAGAACCAGGTTCAACAACAGTGATAGTAACTACACCATTAGTTCCAGATCCGATAGTTATAGACGCAGCTATATTGGTAGGCCACGGAACATCCGTGTGCAAAACTGAGTCGTGATACACATCGGCTTCTGCTAAGGTGCCGTAAGAATTGGCATTAGCAGCTCCGACGGTAGCGATGACAGTCGGAATCGCCATGGATCACCTTAGTGGGGGATCAACAGGATCCCCCACCTATGAATGTTACGTAACGGGATCAGCCGTAAATGTCAGGAACACGTCAACCCCCGTAGAGGTAGCAAGCGCACTCCCAACATTATCGATGGTGATGGCCGTATTTGCGTCCATCGCCAAGAATGACGCGCCGTCTGCTAAGACAGCTACGTTCGAATCACCAGCACGGCAAACCGTGCTTCGAGTGAGGGCTGCGACAGCAGCGGCTAAGAGCTGAACAGCAGATCCAGCACTAGTTCCAATGATATTGACCGATGTAGCGCCCGAGGCGTTACCGCCCAGAGCGATAAGGGTCATATCCAGGATCCGCCATTTAACACCGGGGAGTGCAGGGAGAAGAGTGAACCCTGCATTGACCTGTGCGGTAGTGAGTCGAGTTCGCTGGACTTTTGCTCCACCGAAATCAACCCACGTCCCCTGAATCGGACGAGCCTTTGGCTGACCCGATCCAATAGGGTACATACGAGAATCAACACCAGACATGTTCTACTCCTTGTTTTTGAAGGGGCAGACTTTACCCTGCCCCTCCAGCTGATTCCTCAGCAGCGATTACTCACCAGCGATTACACAACCGAACTGCGGGAGAGGAGCGCCAACACCACAAAGGATGTCATAGCTCCACCGAGTACGCTTGTGCTGGCGGGTGACCTCCAGCCTAAGAGCGAGCCCCGAAATGGGGTCCACAGCTGACTGGAAGGTACCGAGCCCCATCGGATCCGCACCGGCAAACGGCCGCGAAGCCAGAGCCAGCGCATCCCGGTGGAACAGGAAGTTCTGCCGATGCGACGCCTTCACCGTAACCGTCTCAGTAGACGACTTTGCGGTGATCAGGTTGGGAGCGACCGTAATGGCCGTCGTGGGAGCAGTACCAGTAGCGGTGAGAACAACGTAGGTCTGAGTATCAGCCCCGGAGAACGTAATTTTATCCCCCGCAAGGATTGAACCCGTACCACCAGTCAGGTTGACAGTTGCCTGACCAGCCGCGTTCGTACCAGTCGTAGTGCCAACGTTCGTCCAGGTGCCAGCCGTATGGCGAGTGAGATTCTGATCCATGAACCAGAATGCACCCATCTTCTCACCAATTTCATTACGGATGATACCGGCCGTATCACCACGGTAAGAAGTATCCTGGAACGCCCGCAGACCCATAGCATTAGCCTTCGCCCTCGAACTCATCGCCACAAAGCGATTATCCGAAGGAGCAAGCCAATCGTTGAGCTGCGCATCCGCGTCGAGGAACTCGCTGAGATCGTTGGCAAACGGAGTAACACCAGCGACTCCAGCATAGTTGTAGAACTGAGCTTCAGCCTTAGCGATCAACAGGCCATCCACCTTGTTCGCCAGAGACTTAATCGCCTCAGAAGCCTGCATCGGAAGAATACCAGCACGGGCTTCCAGGAGATCCTTATCTGACATGAAGAAGGGGGCCTCCCACCACTGGTCCAGAGCGATCGAAACCTTGGTGGGCGTCACGCCAGAGTCATCCGGCGGAACGTAGGAAGGAGTAACCTGCTGAGCAGTGATCGCCGAAGGGATGGGAACATCAATAGACGATCCCTTTTCTCCGGCGATTGTCTCATAACCGCGATTGACATATCGCGGCATGATAGCCATCTGGCGCAGGGCGAGCATCCCCTGAGCCAGAAGCTGTGGAATTACATTGGTAAGGGTATTCGTATTTGCCACGTTAGGACCTCCTTAAGGTAACTCTTAATTCGGCCCTAACGGGGCATCGCCTCGAACCCCTCGGGGGTTCTGCGCAATCGTGGATTCTGCGCCCACGCACGCATTAGAACTAGGGTTGGACTACTGTCTCTCCCTTTGCGATGGATTCAAGATTCTTACCGAATTCTACTGGATCACTTGAGATAACCTTAGTGACCACTGGGCCAGCACCCGGACCAGATCCAGGAGCGCCACCACCCTTTGAAGTCTTGAAGAGGAACGGAGCATCCTTACGAAGACCTTCCGCCCACTCTTCCATTCCTAACTCTTCAGTTACATTAGTTTTTGAGAAGATTGGAGTATCATTTCCATTACGAGCAACAACCTTACCATCAACATTCTTGAAAATCTTTAATCCGCGATGAATAAAGTCTTCCATCGCACGATCATCAACTTCTGCCTTAACACCAATTTCTCGAATAGAACTTTCTAGATTCTTCTGAATAACGAGAGCCTGTGCAGCCTTCTCAGATTCCTCACGAATACGAAGTTGTTCCTTTAGAGGTTCAACAGCTTCTTTAACAGCTTTAAGAATCTGTTCAGCAACGCTATCTTTGCTAGTCACGCCAGCCTTCTCGAGTTCAGCAATCTTAGCCTTTAACTTACCATGTTCAACAGGATCGATATCCTTGAACTTATCTAACTGCCCAGTAAGATCAGTAACCTTACCATTTAAAGTTCGGTTATTATCTCGAAATTCAACCAACTTTGTATTAGCCTCTGTGACCAAGGGGTGTTCACCTTCCAACTTAAGAACAAACACCCCATTTTTCTCTTCGTACTCGCCACGAAGCGCCTCGGCCACATCGTCTAATTTTTGAATCACGGCCCTCATATAACACCCTCAGTGTAGGTTAGCACAAATTAACGGTAAACGCAAGGACTAGTTAAGTCAAACTATAAGACATTGTAAGTTTTAAACCTCCTTCTTAGATTACGTTTGGGCTAATTTTTCGTTTGGCCCAAGTTTAGCCGCAGATGCCAATGGAGCGATTCCAAGAATTGGCGGCTGAGACTGGATGTCCTTAATCTCCTCCTCATCCGAAATACCCTCACGCATCCAACCAGCCCCGGAGAGCCGAGCGTAGAAGGTTTTGTACGAAATAGAATTGGACTGTAAAGCCAAAAGCATTGCACGTAATTCGTCAGCCGAAATTGTCTGATCAAAGAACGTTTTGTTAAGCTCAACATTCTCTGGCATATCTGTGACAAGATTCTTACTATTTAACCACCAACCATGAACTTTCAAAGCCCATGTGAGTTGCTGTTCAACAATCTGTGCCAATGTTCTTAACGTCGCAAAATCTGAACTATGACGCATACTAACAGAAAGTGCTGTTTCTGCATATCGAGGTGGTTCCTGAAGGAGGCGGGCTCCAAGAGAAGCCATCATCTTCTGCATCTCGTCCATATCTGTACGAATAGCACCTAATCCTCTACCAGTAAACTCTAGCATACCAGCGCGGCCATTCACATCTAATGCCCACGCTGTTCCACTTCCAATCTTAAGAGGTTTATTCTTATCACCAGTATAACCAGATACCCATGGAGTGGGTAAAGCAGTCATATGTAAACCGTGCTTTAAATCAGCAGACGCACGGTAATGACTTAGATTGACATCTACAAGATCTAACAGCGGTGGAGCATTGACCGCCCACGGTAATGCAAATGGAATGAAATTTAAGGCTCTTCCTCGTCGCTCAGGAATCATTACATCACCAGGAACATATTCATCAGCATCAGAACCATTACCTCCTTTACGGCGATAAATCTGCTGAGAATAAATACCATCTGATGATAATCGTAAAACACGATACTGAGTGACAATTTTAGCAATAAATTCATCTTTAGGGTCAATATCTTCACTAGTTTCCCGTAAAACCACCAGACTTAATTCCTGGTCACCACCCATCTTCTTGAAACGCCAATTAATAATATCTTCAGCTCGATATCCTGCCCAATATGGTCGAGGTTCCACAGCTTCCTCAGTTGCCATATCGACCAGAATACCGTATCGTCCAGTCGTTAAATACTCTTTAGTAGTTTTCAATGCAAACATATCTAAAGGCTCACCTGTTAAAGTGATATCTTTAGCATGTTCAGTTACATCAGCACTTGGGGTTTCTACTGAAGGTGCTTTTTGGAAAATTCCACCTGACAAACCAGCTACAGTTCGTCCAGTAGCATTATAAAATAATGCTCGCTTAATATAAGCATCATATTTAGTAACATCTTCCTTATGACTATCCAGTGCAGGAAGATATAAGACACCTTTCGCCTTCACAGCATCAGTACCGGCTACAACATCACGACAACGCATCCACTGAGGTGCTAACTGTTTATACGTAGCGTGAGGGTCCATGACAGGCATAAATTATCCCCATTGTATCTGCATTTCTTGAACTGCAAATGTGAATCGCTCTGGAGCTGCTGCGAGCATTAAAGCTTCAGCTTTATTAGGTGATGGAATAGTTTTTCCATTTGCATCTTTTCTTTTATCTGCAATCTTTAATTTACCATTACTACGACGTTCATAACGAATAGATAATAATTCAGCCGCTAAATCATCATCATCTGAATCAATATCAATCAACCCACGTTCAAATAAATCTCGGACATTCCACCACAACTCAGCTTTTAAGTTCAAAAATCTTTCATCAGAAGATTGATCATCTTCTGTAGCTCCTTCACCAACATTAATCCCTATAAAGGGTTTACCAAGCTCCATACCACGATTAACAACACCCCATCCAATCCCAATCTTATCAATCTTTACACATGAAGCTTTCGTAATCCTTAAATCTTCGATTATTTTACCACACTGAGACATTGTGTCTGGATCATTATCAGAACGAATAATCCTAAACACATACCCACGTCGTTGACATACTTCTGAATTATCACCACCAGCGCCAATATCAGCACCTAACTCATTTGGCCCATCTTTTATAGTAGAAGATAAATCACGTAATTGAGCGCCTTTAATCCACGAAATAGGAATAAGCCCATTTTCTGTAGTTTTCTCAGGAAATTCTCCTAAAATCTTTGACATCCATAAAGGATTAACATTTCGATCATTTTTAGCATCTATACCTTCTGGTGGAACACAAGCACCGCCATCAGGAGTCCATCTCCAATGAGGAGCCCATTTTCTACGCTTTTCTTCTACATACACCTTTCCAATAAGTTGTTTTGCAACAGTTTTTGGAATATCTTCCCCTGTAAAATTAGGGCTCTCAAAAGCAGATATATGAATTACTTTCCAACCAGATCCAGGTTTAGATGCTTCGTAAAATTCACCTTCTGGGTCATCAGGGTTACCAATCATTACAATTTTAGAATCATCATTTGCAATTAAAGATTCTGCAGCTTCATGTAACGGTCCTCGAACACCATTAGCTTCATCAATTAACATTAATACACGAGGTGCATGGATACCCTGAAACGCTGCCGGATCGTAATCGTCAGGTTTACGACCAAAAGCTACTAATTCTTCTTTCCCATTAACCGTCATGTACCATTCAGTCTGGTTTACACGACCAGCTAACCGCCCTCGCATAAAAGCTCGACCAATCTCTTTCCACAAAATAGCCTTAATCTGTGGATTCGAGGGAGCAGTAGTGACTACAAAGGCAGAACCAGCGGGCCAAGCGTCTAACCACCATGCTGCGATACGTCCAGCAAGCCACGATTTTCCAACTTCGTGACATGAAACAATAGCAACACGACGATAAGCTTCAACAGCGCGAAGAATTTCCTTCTGTTTAGACCACACAAACTCCTTCAAACGCTCTTCAACCCACTGTTCAGGTCGTTCCTGCCAGTTACGACGTTGTAGTTCCGCTTCAATAGCCGCTAAAGCAGCTATCGGATCGGCAACTTGGAGTTCAGAGCTCATGCTTGATAAACCGCCACCTGCTCGGCTTCCCCATTAGGAAAATATACTACTTTTCCAAATCCATCAACAACTTTCCATCTTAATTGGTAAATCTGTTTCACTGTTACCCCGGCAGTCCATGTAAAATCAGTATCTACAGGGGAGTAACTAACCTGACCACGATTAGTAACCTGGTCTGGGTCTACTGTGACAGTCCCACCTGCTTCAGTAGTTGTATCATTCCATTTATGGAGTATTAATGTAACAGTCATACCAGATAAATCAACAGTGGCACCATCAATTTTAAGTGTAAATGGCCCTAATACTCCAGTCCAACCAGCAGCTACTGATAGTAAAGCCATATCTATTCCTCGAATATAACGGTTCGAATAGGTTCATCAACCGTTACTGTGTAAACAAATTCTGTGAAACTTAAACTGTAATTCTTTTCTGTGTACTCAACAGTTGTGTGATTAATATTTTCAGGTAAAGCCCCAAAGATTAACACAAATCCAAGAATACCGTCACTCTGAACACCTGTTAAGCCTACAGTTCCATCATTAGTCTTACCAACAGAACCAACAGCTGAGAGAGCTCCGATTCCTACTAAGGTTAAAGAACGTGGAGCCGCAATTGAGCCTAAACTTACGACTACTTCGCTACCATTTAATATATGCCCGCGTGTAACAAATAGATTATCAATATCACCGACTATTTCAACTCCGGAAATTTGCTTAATTCGATCGATTAATACTGAGCCAGTGGCGCTGGTTACTTCTTGACCAGTAAGTTCAAATTCTCGTAAAAATCCTACTGATCCAATAGCACTAGTTGTTCCAACTCCTGTAAGCCCTAGTGTTTGATCAGCACTTGGGGAAACAGTTCCGACTGCTGTAGCAGCTGAAACACCTGAAAGGCTTGCGCTCCCTTCTGCACTAGCTCCAACCGACCCTGTAGCAGCAGTTCCTTGAACACCTGTAATAGCAACTATTCTAGAAGTAGTTACTGATTCAATAGCAGAAGCGGCTTCTATCCCTGTAGCAGCTTTATTAGTCGAGGGTGTAACTGAACCCTCTGCGGAAGTAGCTTCTACTCCAGTTAAAGCATCTTGGACATCAGCCCCAGCACTAACTGATCCAACAGCACTAGTAGCCCCATCCCCTGATAATGATTTAGAAGTGGATGGAGAAAGTGTTCCTATTCCGATAGTAGATTCAATTCCTGTTAAAGCAACCTGAACATCAGCACCGGCACTAACATTTCCTTCAGCACTAGTGGCTTCACTACCTGTAAGAGCTTTTGAAGTCGCTACTCCTAAATCATCAACTGCGCTAGTTACTTCAATCCCCGTTAGAGCTTCCTGAACATCTGCTCCAGCAGTTACATCCCCTACAGCACTAGTCGCGCCAGTTCCGGTTACAGCTTTAGAAATAGATGGTATTACACTTCCAACAGCACTAGCTCCAGAAACTCCAGTTAAGGTGGCACCTCCGGGGACAACCACCCCAACTGAACCGATTGCACTAGTTCCTTGAACCCCTATTATATCAATATTAGTGTCAGGTGTTACATCATCAACTGCTGAAGCAGCTACAAACCCACTTATATCCTGAGAAATTCCAGGAGTAGAAGATTCAACCGCACTTGTTCCTTGGACACCACTAACAGCCCTCAAAATAGAAGGTGTTAAGGCCCCAACTCCACTAGTTCCTTGTACTCCTGTTAATGGTTGAGTTAATCCTGGAACAGAAACTGTTCCAACTGCGGTGGTAGCTGCTTCACCTGTAAGTATTTTAGATGTAGATGGCGCTACATCATCTACAGCACTAGTGCCTTCTTCACCAGAAAGTGGTTTGGATGTGGATACTCCAACATCTCCTATCGCACTAGTTCCTTCAACTCCAGTTAAAGCAGCTTGAACATCAGCACCGGCACTAATCGAACCAACCGCACTAGTAGTTTCTTCACCGGTAATAGCTTTAGTAATTGATGGAGCTACATCATCTACAGCACTAGTAGTTGCTTCTCCTGTAAGAGCTTTAGATATTGATTGTATTACATCATCTACAGCACTAGTAGCTTCCTCTCCAGAAATAGCTTTAGAAATCGAAGGAGTAACTGTTCCAACACCAGTTGTTCCAACAACACCGTGTAAAGCAGTTCCTAAATGAGAAGCAATAGCTTCAACACCGGTAACCCAAACTGTAGTTGATGGATCTACAGCTTCTATCGCACTAGTTCCAGCAACTCCTGTTAAAGTTTCTTCAACATCCGCGCTAGCACCAACTGAACCGACTGCACTAGTGCCTTCTTCACCTGTAATAGCTTTCGAAATTGATAAAGTTATATCTTCAATCGCACTTGTAGCTTCAACACCTGTAATGGCAACAGAAATTATAGAGGTAATCGATTCAATAGCACTTGTTGAACCTATTCCTGTAAGAGCTTCTTCAGCTCCACCTTCAACAGTTACACTTTCAACGGCACTGGTCGCTACTTCTCCAGTAATAGGTACAGTAATCGAGTGGGTAACACTCTCAATAGCTGAAGTTGCTACTTCTCCAGAGATTGCTTTCGAAACACCGACTGAAGCAATATCTTGAATTGCTGCTGTAGCTGCTACTCCAGTTAATGCAACAGCGACCGCTACTCCAAGAATTCCCCGTGCTGAGGTTCCAAGTACCGTTGTCAGAGGTTCAGACACTGATCCAGGAGTATACTGGACCGTAACAACAACCCAATCTTGTCGGAGTGAGACTACAGCTGACCCACTATTACCTGTACGTGGAGATCCTGTTAATCGTAACCGAATTGACGTATTTGACGCATCCGTCAATCCGGTAATAGCAGTTCCAGATTGTGTAGCCCAACTAGTTGTTGATGAAAATGCTTGTGCAGACGAAAATGTCCCGCGTAATACTCCAGTTCCATCACGAAGATCAGCTGGCCCAGATTCGTTACTGGTACCAGTGTCCCATTCTGCACACTTCCAATCGTAATTTAGATTGACTTCAGTAACAGTCGCGCCCGCCGGGACATTCAGATCCTCCCACGTCCCTGCCCACTCCCAATACGATCCGGCCGAGTTGTCGTTCTTCCCGGCCGAGCGCATCTGCATGACACCAGTGCCAGCGTTGGTGTCATTCGGGCTATCCTCGGTGGTATCTCGAGTCCCAGCGGCGGATCCAGAGGGTGTGAACGCCCAACTCTCTAAAGTGGAATTAAACGAGAAAGAGCGAGAGGCTTCAGCCACGTTCTCCTCCTCGCCCAATTGCTAGAAGAGCTGCGTCGTTTGAATACTGTGGGTTCACACCAAAACTGAGGATGACAAATCCAAGATGTAAGTCAACATACGGGCCATATCGCATACCCGTATCCCCTCGACGACGCGCCCGCCAGTCCACATGAATTCCAAGCGACAGCCAACCATTCAGCTGCCATTGGATCATCCACCATGATCCACTCCGGATATTCCATGCAGACATATTTGACATACTTACACCCCCGTCATAGCTACCGTATGAACGGGGTGAGTTGTGCCTTGTGCAGAAGTCCCAAGAGTAGTCGTTAAAGCTGCTGAACCCCCTCCACCACCAGCTAGTTCTAGCGAAAATGCGAAAATCGTTCGATACTGCCACGTCGAGGACGTGCTCGATCCATGACCATCGACATCAATTGTGTAGGTCGTAGACCCGGTCGCACTCAGTACCGTCTGGAGCGTGATCGTAGCTTCGTCACGTGCGTCCTTACCACCAAACGTCTGCGCGTCGGACGTTTGTGTCGCCGGATCATCTGTGTTGTCGATCTGGAGCCGAGCGCACGCTGTCAGGAAGGCCCCACCCGTGTCGAAACCGTGCCAGCTACCAATAACGCACGGTCCAGAGGTGTCTGGTGTGAAGTCAAGCGTCTGGATCTGGTTCGCCCAAGATGTTGTACTCGCGGTCTGATCGGCCTCCGTGTAGGCGAAGCCGTGGTTCTCGAATACGTCCAGGTTCAGAGCGAACATTCGGCTACTGAGCCGCGTATGTGTCGTACCCGAGTGCTGCGAGCTTTGCTCAGCGAACGTGTTCGAAGACGCGGTCAATGCGAATACACGCAACGCATTCATCAACCACGACAGTGTGTATGGGTCGGCATAGCTCTCAATCGTGCTCGACGGGATACTGCTCGATGCCTCACCGCTGCGCGTGATCTGGTGGATGACAGATGTTGTGTTGTCGCCATAGTAGTACTGCGCATTCGAGATCACCAGCCAGTCAGACACGCCGCTCGGCGTGAATGTGATGCTCGCACCTGTCTGCGGCGTGGTCGTGAGTGTGTCATCCGTCTCGTACTCGCTGAAGAACCAGTCCGTGTTCTCAGTCAGGTCGTTCAGGTCGATGGCGATGAGCACGATCTGGTCGATGGAACTCACCTGCCCCGTGTGTCCTTTATGCTCAATAACAAGATTCTCCGACGAAACTGCTGTCCAAACATCGACCCATCGATACGTCGTAGCTGCGTTAGCCGTGGCCTGCGACGCAGCCCCGTCAAATAGCGAGTCAGCAAACTCGGTCGAACCGTGTAAAACGTGACACATGGCCGAAGCTGCTGCGCTGGATGAGTAGAGGTTTGCAGTGCAGAGAATAAGGTACTTATGACCGGCCGTCAGGTTCGACGACGATAGCGTCAGTACAGTCTCCCACACGCTCGACGAGGTGATGTCGTGCGGCGTGGTCAGCGTGGCGATGGCATAGTCGAGTGCAGCCACGTTACAGGTCGCCTCCCTTTCGATCCCGGTAGAGCACGCGCAGCGCGCGGCCGATCAGCGCGAACATCTCCTTGGCCGCGACGAGCTTGTCGGCCGACGTCATCGCGTCCCAGTTCTGAATGTTGGCAAGATAGGCGGGGCGTCCGTCAAGAAGTGCTTGCCAGTCTGCTTCATCAAGAACCTTCCGCTGCTGCTCCAACGAATCTTGCGCCGAGTCGTGTGCATCAAGGATGGCGTTGAGCGCATCAATCTGCTCTTGCGTTGGCTCAGTTTCAGAGTAGAACCGAATCTCACCGGGCTCTGCGGTATCCTCGACGCGCACGCCGTTAGCAACCGTCACCCCGACAACGGTTGCTGTCGCCTTAGGTGTGCGACGTTCGTCTGGAAGCCTATTGAACCCAGCGAACGACCAACTTGTAATTGGTGCGCTCGCTAGGTCCTCTCGGAGTAGTGAGAGATTAAAGTTTTTGAGTTTGGTAATAACTGTCGTTACCATCACAGCACCTTAATTTCACACTTTACTAATACCACAATCCAATGAGTGCCCCACGGCACTACTCCCCAGATGGCTGGCCGATCCGCAGCCCACTCGGGGCAGGTGGGCGAGTCGCTCCTCCTATAAAAGGGAGCGATGGCTGACTCCCTGCACTCCAGTCCACCGAATTGTGTGCATAAAGCCGTCCAGTGTAGGTGCCGAGTGGGAGCGCCAGCAAAATGTCACCGGTCTGCGCGACGTACACGCAGTCGGCCGCGCTCGGGTTTGCTGGATCGTCCCACCACACGTGAGTGGGGTTGACTGTGCCTTCGCCGGTCGCCTTTGGCTGTCCGCACTGAACGCTCGTCGCCGGGAATTCGAACGGTCCCACCGTCGTCGGCTGACCAGTCTCGGTCAGGAACACGAGTCTGTAACTGTCGGTCGGTGGATTTTGCGCTAACGCGGGCGCGTTCCCGAGCACTACGAAGAGCAATACGAGCGCGACTGAGAACCAAATCTTCGATGATTTCATACTGAACCCCTTTGTATCGGTTGTGAGAAATCCACTCATCAAGAATAGCACCTTTCACATCAAACGCAACGTGGTGCGCATCATGGTGTCGAGCTCGTGTGCATATCCACCCTAAAGGTCCTAGAACTCTGCACCATTCCTCCTCAGGATCCGCTGGTCGAAACTCCACTTAATGCTTCCACTTCTAATTTAGATTTCCCGCACCACCTACATCGTGACAGTGGTGCGGGGCCGTTATCTGTTTCTACCATTGACGTATGGAAGCTATGCGGCTCTGGTTTGTGATGCACCAAATTGAATCGCGTATTCTCAGGGTGCGTTCCACAATCCTTACACCCTATACAAGGAGGTGAAGGATAATTACCCCAAGATACAGTCTTCCCGCATTGACAAGCGTAAGTCTGCATCGTTACGCGATGCGAATAAGTCCAGTAGTACCGTCATCCGTCGGCATGGTGAGAGTGAAGTCACCAGCCGTAACAGTCTGGCTACCAAACGTAAAGACAGCAATGGACTTATCAGACTGAGTGGAGTTGTACAGCATGACTGCATCGAACGCCGTTGCCAAGGTAACGTTCGTATACACAATCGACGCACTAGGTGTCCAATGTGCAGTCGTGCCATCGAGGGAAGGAGCTGTGGCGTTCGTGACGGTCACACCACCGGCGCTGTAGTTCGTTCCAGAAACCTCACCAGTCGCCGTATACGTGGTATCCGAAGGGCCACGACTAGCTGTAGCCAAGAACAGAGCAGCCTTAATCGTATCAGCCGTTGTAGCCCCACGAGTGACCGTAGTTCCGAGCGCGTGATACGCCATCAAGATATCACGCTTGAAACTGGAACACATACCCTGAGTATTCGCCATGAGAGCCTCCTAGAGAGTCGCTGCTGCAAGTTTTGATGCAACATTCTTCTTTGTGATGACGTGTGCGTTCCGTCTCACCACGCCAGCATTGACGTCACACTGCTCACAATTCTGGTGTGGAGTCTTCAGTGTGTAGATCTCCACAATGGTCATCTCTTCCAGACCATCAGTAAACTGCACGACACGATTGAGAAAGTCCTCGTCCATGTCCCCGTGGGTGGTGTGAAGTAAACGACCCATGACGCCCTCCTAATTAACCGAGTTTCCCATCGGCACAACTACCGGACCACCCGGCTTGGCCGACTTACGAAGTGCTTCCGCAATGTAAGAAGCTCTCTCCGCCAGCTCTTCGCGGGACAGCTCCGACAAATCCATGATATTCGCATTCACGTCCACAGTACTCTTCGGTCCAAACCCGGTTCTATCGAGGACAATCTGAGCGGCTTTGATGGCGTTGTTAAAATCGGCGTGGAGCATCGCATCGTACAGCGTTTCGAGGGACGCTTCCACCATATCGTGGAGTTTTAATTGCCCTTCTCGAAATTCAGACGGTGAAATGGATTCACGATGTTTGCTTCGGGAACGCCGATGCTTCTTACCCTCAGCCTGTGGGGTGGGAGTTTCTAAGTCGTCGTAAACGCTTTGGGCCATGTGATATACACTTTATGATAGGGTAAATGGTTAGATCAACTCGCCGTTACTAGGGTAGCATAACGGGGCGCGGATTGCAAGCCTATAAAAGAGGTACGGCGGGGAGTTTTAAACGATTTGTTTGAGGAGGGACGTGAAAATTTGGAGGGAGAGTTTTTAGAAGAGGTTGGCGGATCACATCTGGCGGGTGGCGAACATCGGCACCGTGTAAATTTTACTTTGAGGGGGTGGGGTGGCACGCGGTTTGCATACGGTGGCTTGGCACGGTTTATGCTTACACTGTGGGTAAGGTTGGGTTAGGTTGGGTATAGGTTGGGCTGGCGGTATATGGCGGGTTAGCCTAGCCTGTAGGTTACCCCGTAAACGTGCTAGGCTGGCGCGTAACAGGTAAACGGCGGGCGGGCCATACTACCCTATGCGGGCAAACAAAAAGGGCCTGTAGGCAAAGCCTACAGGCCCTTGCGGGCGGGCTGGCGGGTTACTTACCCAACCTTACTAGCATGGCCCTTACTGGCGGGCTGGCTGGCTTTGCGGGTTGCCGCCGCAACCTTACCAGCCGCAACCTTACCAGCAGTGGCGGCAACCTGCGCCGGGGTTGCCACGGGGTTACCGGTAGCATTGGCAACCCCAACATTACCAGCCGCAACCTTAGCACTAGTAACCCCGGCGGCCGGCTTAACGGCGGGTTGCGCCAGCGTAACCCCGGTAACCGCAAGGTACGCGGGCGGGTTGCCGCCAGTAAACCAGCTAGCGGCAACCTGTAGGGTGCCCGTTACCCCAGGCACGTGGTAATTGTACCGCCCGCAGGCGGCGGTACTAAGGTACGTAAGGGCATTGGCTGGCGGGTTGCTGGCGCATGGGGTAACCGTTATGCTGGCGGGCCAAGTAACCACGGGCGGGTTACCGGCGGGTTGCACTAGGTTACCGTTTACAAAGGCAATGCCTTTGCAACCTGCTACCCCGTAGCTAGCATACTGGGTAGCATTGCGGGTATGCACCCTGCGGTACTGCCATTGCTGGCTTGTGGGCTGGCTGGCGGGCTGGCTGGCGGGCTGGCTGGCGTTTGTAGTGTTACCCAATGTAAACCTACCTTGCTTGTGGTAACCCGGTATTGGGCTAGCACGCCATAACCCATAGCAACCCATATGCCACGGTTTTAAACCCCAAAACCCCAATACCGCAAACCATATGCCACATTTTTATACGGGTTTTTGTATTACCATATTGTAGCAAACGCGCTAACCCGTTTGTTTACAATGGTTTATAGCAAACCAAACTTTTGGTTGGCCCTACGGCTTTTTGGTTTTAGGGCAAACGCCCGCCGTTTGCAGGTTGTATGCAAACGCCATGCCGTCGCGCGCGACCAAAGTTGGCACGGGATTTGCGAGCGACGCCGTACCAGTAGGATCCATCCAAGGACCCCGAGCTCACAGCCGATCCCTCCAAATTTCATCCTCCATCAGCTGATCCATCCATCATCCCGATATCCCCGAGAGTGACAGACGGACAGATCTATCCGTCACGCGATGGACGGACGGACGTCCATGCGATATCGCGGCGATCATCCAGTTTGTGGTCAACTAACGTGCATGGTATACTGTGGGTGCCGGTAATACCACCGGTAGGAGGTTATCAACAGTGGCACACGAACTATTCAACTTGTGGGTTAGGTTGGAAGGAAGGAAGGAGGCCCTTGTAACCAAACACCAGAGTGATGGAACTCACGCCATTGGGCAAAACCTGTGCGCCGAGTGCATGGCAGCAATAAACGATTCTGTCGCCGCGCACATGGCACTACAGGCTTTAGGTGATGCTCTACTAGCCCAATTGCCGAGGGTCCCCGCTGGCTACTACATTGCCAATTGTGCTGACCCCGAGGGAGGTTGCATTGGTTGGCATTGCTTCGAACATGACGGTTACGAGCCTCCGGGTGAAGTGGAGGGAGGGACCTACCCCACGGGTTATTACTACTGCGATGGAGGGCACCCTACCACACTCGCATGGCTGCGCGGGGAACTGACCGATAAGGTGCTACCCGAGTAGTTGATAATAGGGCGGGCTTCGGCCCGCCCTCAATTTTGGGGCATGTAGTCCGTGCGATATCCACTCGAACAGAATAACATTTGATCTATTTAGAGATTACGAATTTAGGAACTTCACAACTTCATAGCTTCGCAATTTCATAAGTTCACAACTTCAAAGCGATGTCGCGTAGATATAGAAACAAAACATCGAGACGATGTCGCACCGAGTTGGCACAAGAATTGCGACAGAGGCCGTACCAATAGGGAACTCTTAAGGACCCCGAGCTCACGGCGGACGCCACTAATTTTCATCCTCTTCCGCAAGATTATTCCTGAATTCAAAACGGAAATCGATACAATATTCGGTGCGATATCCGCGTGACGCGCGCGACCAAGACAAGAGGCGAGCGGTGTAATACCCCACCGCCCGCCTCCGTCAAGGCCAGGACTACGACTGGGTCGCAGCCTCAGCCTTCGCCCGCGCCGCCGCCAGCTGCGCCTCGGCCTTCGCAGCCTTCTCCGCCGCCTTGCGCTGCGCGGCCTCCATCCGCTCCTGCGCCTTGCGCGCCTTTTCCTCGGCGCGCTTGGCGATGGCCTCCGCCCGCTCCTTCGCCTTGTCAGCCTTGGGCGCGACCATCTCGCAGGAGAGCGTGATCTCCTGCGGTGGCACGCCACCGGCGAACAACGTGTTGAAGAAGACCACGTTGCCGGGGTGACCGGGGATGGTGAAGCTGGACCGGTTCGACGGGTGGTCGGCGCGGTGCAGCTTGATGGTGTAGTTCGGCCCCGCCTGCGGAGCCTCGGTCTCGGCGACGGCCGGCGTAGCAGCCGCCGTCTCCTCAACCACGGTGCCCTTGGTCTTGTTACTCATCTGCTCACCTCTTCACTCTAACGTGTTTACAGGTTGGGCGCGGGCGAGTGCGCCCTTACTTACAGGACCATTATACCACCGGGTTTTAAGGATTGCAAGCATCTTTTTACAATTTGCAAATTTAGAAGTTTCGAATTCCTCAACTTCGTAACTTCATAATTTCATAAGTTCTTAGTTTCAAAATGACATCGGCATGACTCTCAGAGTCACAAGAAAAGAGCAGCTGAGCTGCTCCTTCCTTGCCAGGATCTACGACAAGCGATCAAACGCTGCCCGCCCGCGTGTGTCCAACGTTGGACGGATACGAAACGCAAGCGGCATGTCGAAATCGGCGTAGAAATTCATGAATTTCAGAAGTTGGTCAATGGAAACTTCCCACGTTATTGTAGTGCCCGCCGGCCCGCCGTAGGAGTCAACCAAATTTGTGACAAGCAGCGTAACCATCGTAGCCTCCTTAAAACCACCCGGCGTTTACGTCGTAGTCGGGGTTGATTCCATCCTTGCCCACGGGCTTAACCGTCAGGTCTGGGTTGTAGTACCCGGCGCACAGCAAACACTGTGACCACCAGTGGCCCTGATCATGAACCTTGAAAGCCCGGATGATGACATGCTTGCCATCGGGGTGCTCCTCGGGGGATCCGCAGGTGGGGCACGTCAGTCCGTTTACAACCTTAATGGTAACCATGTTGCACCTCAGTCGTTCCACACAACAAGCATCCACTCGGTATCGCGCGTGCAGTAAGTGTAGCCAGCCAGTTCGTTGTTCACGTGGAAGGGGGCCACCTTGTGGAACATCACCCCCTCACCCTCAAGGTTGGTATCCTTCATTAGTGTAATGAAGTCTGGCCAATAACCCGGCCGCAACCCAATCGTGCTCGCCTCAGTTGTCAGCTTGGGCTTCTCATCCTTCCCTTTGTACCATAGGCTACACTGTTTAACGTGGGCGGCGTGGAGCATCTTACCCTCCTGTGGCTTGGGCGGTATTGCCCACTAACAAGACCATTATACCACAGGTTTAAAACTGATGCAAGCATCTTAATCATCGCTACGATATCGGCGCGATGTCGCCGCGAACTACGAGAGGTGAAGGATAGGGCGACTTTGCAGCCGCCCTAGTCGGTTACTTCGGCAGTTCGTTGAGAGCAGCCACGATCTTTTCGGACAGCTCGATGGTGTCCATCACTGTGAGCTGCTTGAACTTACCCTTCAGCACCTCAGCGACGACTTTCACTTGCTCAATGGTGACAGGCATCTAACCCTCCAACTTTTCCAGTGTTGAGTAATCGTACTTCTGTCCACAGCCGGTGCCAAGACCAGATCCGTGGTGGCGGTGACAAGTGGGGCACATGATGGCCCAGTAACCGAGGCGGGTGCGGCCGTCGATAAAGACGGTAGTGAGGGGCGTGTGACAAATGTCACATTTGTCCGGTGTGCTGCCCATCCAATACTTCTTGGGCTTCTGCTTCAAATTGCTCAGTTGCGGCGCTTGGGTTAGGCGGCTCATCATTCACTCCTTCTCCATAAGGGTAATGGCGCGTAGCGGAACCTCTGGGTGGTGCTTAAGCAGATACGTTATAGCAGCCGCATCATCTTCAACCGGTATGTGCAGCACCACCACTTTCCCTCCTTTCTTGTAAATCACCTTGTAACCTTTATTACTGCCCGGCAACGCCCCTTGAGCTTTCTGCTCTTCGTATAGTTTTACGATTTGTCTATACTGAGCAGCCTGATTGTGATCAGTGACTAATCGCCAAAAGATGCCAACCACCGCCACAAGGAACGCTATAATGCCGACCAGAAAGACAGCTACCAAAAACGCGGCCGTAACCATAGAACTATTATACCACGGTTTTAAACTGATTGCAAGCTCTTTCTGCGTCGGCCGATCATCTAGTGTGCAAGGTCGTGCCGATATCGCCGAGACTGCCAAAGATGGGTCCGTAGACCCATCTACCTCCCTAGATTACTCCCCGACGCCGATACTCATCCCGTCGCTTCTTGTCACACATGCGCCGGAACTCGAGCTGCTCAGCATGGGTACGGCCGATAGTCTGCAAACCGCCGCCGCGTGCCCAGTGTTCGCGCCAGCGTTTGGCGGTTGACTCTCGAGTACGCCGCATCAAATCGAGAGGGCTGAGGTGGTGCGGCCTGAATTCGAAGTTCGGCCCAGGATAAACCCACGGCCAGCCGTTGTAGAGGCGATTGACCGCGTAAAGCGCCCGCCCAAGCGGATACGAGAGGTTGAGCTTGCGCGCTATGGTGTAGAGCTCAACGACACGCATATTGAGCTGACGGCTATCCACTTCGCACTTGCGAAATGGCGGCATAGGACCGAAAAGAATGTCGTAGCTGTCAGATTCGTCGGACATCAGTCGGCTCCCCTGGGACTGCGACCCAGTTCGTTTTGCGCCACGTTTCCATCTGTTTGAGTTGGTTGACAACTTCCATAGCGGACAGGAAGTCGGTAAAGGTGCGGGCATTGGCCCGCACCTCCGTCGCCATGCCGCTGGCTGTGAGATAGATCAACTGCGGTGGCTTGCCGTAACGGGTAAGCTCCGTCGCAGCAACCACCCACTCGCGTGGGGTTATTCCATCCATCGCGGCACCAGCAGCACATCGATGTTACCGTGAACATCCACCGCAAGCTCCACTCGGTCAATGTTACGGACGGTCGGTGTAAGCTCCGTCTGCACCTTAACCATTACGGCGGGGCGATTGTGGGCGTCGAGCAACCGCTTTGAGGTTGCCAGCTTTTCGATCAACGTGCTGAGCTCCATTGTTTACCCCCTGTGATGCTAAGAACTTCATTGCATCGGCTAACCGCTTGTTCGCCAGTAACCAACCGCGTGGGTCGGGGCGCATTACTGGCACCCCTGACATTCGTACTGTTCGCCGCGGCCGAAGGGCAGCCGCTTGAGGGTCAGCGTAATGGCGGGCACCACATCGCCACACTTGGCGCAGACGCCAACCACTTGGGTCGGTCCCTCGGTAAAATACCACCTACCGGGCACCATTTTGTCGGCAGTAACATGGTCCATCGTTCTACCCTTTGTGGGCGTGGCGGTATTGCCGTCGCCCAACCTTACATACCATGTTACCACGGTTTTAAACTGACTACAACGGTCTATTTCTCGATTGTCTCCACGATATCAGCACGAATAAATAGATAAGAGGGTGAGCCGAAGCCCACCCTAACCTCTACTTCATAATCTCCTCAAGGGTGCTGATCCTCGCATTAAGGATAGCCAACACGTGATCCCTCTCAAGGTAGAGCACCCCATCGATCTCAGTTGGGGAAAGATCCTTGATGTTGCGTTGAAGGTCCTTAAACCCACGCAAACGCCCTTGACGTAGAGTAAGCAGATCATCGCTTTGACCGGGCGGCAAGTTATCGCGCATCAGTCTATCTCCTGTTTAGCCGTGTGAAATAATCGCACAGCAGCATAGTAGATCACATCTGGGTCTTGGGACAACCAGACAACCCAAAACCGTCGTAACGCTATGCTAAATAGTAGACCCATGATTAGTTCTCCAGATCATCCATCGTTGGGTGCTTACCTTTACTATAGCACGGCGCGCAGACCGTTTCGAAAGCTCCACTTGCTACGGCGCGGCAGGGTTCGTCATCAGCTGCCCCGCAACTGCCGCCTTCGTACCACCAGTCACCTTCGTCTTCGGCGGGGCACTTGCACAAGTCGCCAGCGGCACAGTGCGGGCACGGCCCCGAACATCCAGGGACCTTGCGGTGCTTTAGGCACGTTTTACAGATGGTCAGCTTACCCCAGTTCGGCACAATCCAATAGTCGTTGGTGCCCGGCCCGTGGATCGTACACTGAGCATACGATCCGTCGGCCTGTTGGGTGTAGGTGGTGGCGTAGGCATATCGCTCAAGTTCGGCGGTAGTACCCTTGCCATAGTAACGTGGATCACGTTCGGGCAGGTCAATTGTTACCCGCATGATCACCTCGTGGCTTGGCGGGCGGTATTACCCGCCATTTAGACCATTATACCACGTTTTAAACCCGACTGCAAGCATCAAATAAGTCGTCCTGATGTCGTCTCGAAGTCTCATGGCACGCTTTTTGCTATAGCAAACCCTATACCCGACCCACTAACCAGCCCAAAAACTCGCGGCGATGTCGGCACGAAGCCCAAAACGTCCTTATGATGTCGCGGCGAGCCATTTTTGGTCCAAAGCGTCTGTCGACGTCGCCGTACCAATAGTATATTAGAGTGGAACCCAAAAAAGTCGGGGAGCTCACCGCAATTTTTGCTGAAAATCCCGTGACTTCTGCGGATTTGTCGGGCCACGGGTCGCCGAGATGTCGCGGCGATCCGCGTGACACGGACGGACGGACCGATGGTGGACATCACATCGCTCGGATCGCGGTGGTCGAGGGTTGGATGAAGCTTCACCCGCTGGCGATAAACGTGAAATCAGCGCGGGCTGCGGGTCTTCGTGGCGATATCGCGCCGAACTTTACCCGTGAAATGCTGACTGGTAGCGGGTAGCAAAGTGGGTTGACTTGTAATATTTGTAATACGGAATTTGTTCGGCGGGCTGGTCGCCAATTTCGAGGTGTAATATTGACTGCCATTTGTAATATGTGAAATATTACAGAGTTAAAAACGGTCAAGTTGTTGCAAACAAAGGTTGTTACCCGAGATGTAATATTTGTAATATGTAATATCATTATATTATAGGTTATAGGTAAATACCGTGAATTTAAACTTATACATATAGCATACATAGGCAACTGTTGAAGTGCCTTTTTGGTATTACACCATATTACAAGGGTTAACCCCTTTGTTTACAATAGGTTAGCCGTAATATTGTTGTAATATTCAAATATTACAATATTACATCCATAGCATCATGCACCAGACATTACTCTCGAGTACCAATCCAACTCGCCTCCCGCCGACCATTGACCTATCCTCTCGCCCAGAATTACAGAATTTGGGATTTGCAAATTTCACAACTTCACAACTTCAAAAGTTCTTAATTTCAAAATTTCCTGGCCGTCCAGAGTAATAGGATGTAATACCCGCCACTCGCGAACCACCCAAAAGTTCACCGTTTCGAAACTTCTGTGATAGCCACATTAGCAATTCTCGCAGCTTCCGTCCCACCACTCACTCGAGCAATCTCATCTAAAGCCAACCGCATCCTTCTATTCTGCGCGGTTATACGATTACGCCAACTCTGAATCATCAAAGTCAAAATAATCACAATTGTCAAAACTGTAACGAGTATCCCAATCATCGCAAACGGGATTAACCATTTAGACATTAGCGCACCCTCATCACAATTTCTACAGTCCCTACAATATCGATAGTTAATGAAGCGGACATAATACGAGCACGGTACTTTTGTTTCGCAATCCGCACCCCAACATCCCCGCCGTAAACGAAAGGACGCACAGTATCAAATACCTTGTGGACTTGATTTCGTCTTGGGGTGCCATTCCATTCCACAGTAATGTGGAAGAACGCATCTTCCTTAATAGATTTGATATAGCCGATTTTGATGCGACCAAGCGTGACTAAATCCCCAATCTTAATGTCTTTAACCATATCTTACACCTTCGCAACTAGACCAAAGTCCACAGCTCTCGTAAAGGAATCGTCGGCTCCACGTTCGATCATCCAATCATATCCTTTAATCTTGTCTAATTTACAACCCTCACATGTAAACTCATGGACCATATTGAGATAGCACAATGGACAACGAGACCAAACTCGTCCACGGTGTTGCTCGCCGTAACGCTCAAGATCCACAGGATCCTCAGGACCAGATTGAAGAAAGTAGAGGGGTGTTCCACCAGCAAGTTCAATGAGTCTAAAACAATTAGACACAATCGCCCAATGGGCGTGGAGAAGAGGATCAAATGACTCCTTAATTGTCTCTCGTTCCTCTAGCTCCATCCGCATCCTATCGAGAGCTACCTCAGCAGTAGGGGAGACAAGTGAGGTTAATCCACGTTCATCAATAGCTTTTCTAAGATCTGCCCAGTGGTCTTCACAGAATCTCATTTCTCCTCCTTACCATGCACTACGCATATCAGCAATCAAGAAGACACCAAAAACTAACAGAATCAGAATTCCCGCCACGATTCCTAGAACTAACATTTCTTACCTCCTTCATCACTTTGGGCGCGGCATGGGATTCCACAGCCGTACTTCACGGCTGCATTTTCACGCCGTGTTACGCCGCAATCAGCGCAACTGCCTTGTGGCTCAATCCAGCGATGACGCGCCTTTTGCTTTGGCGGCCTGTTGAGGTAGTCCTCTATTGCCCTGATTGTTTCGAGGAACCGTTTGACTTCCTCGTCACTGATCGACAGGGGATGCCTACCCGCCCACGGCGTTTCGTGCATCATGGCCTATCCCTCGCCCTGGGCGCGGATGGCGGCAGCGTCATCACGCATCGCCTCGGCGCGACACATTGCCCGCGCTCCGCCCACACCATCATTGTGCTCGAAGCAGTATCGAGCCGTGGCGTCCTCGGCTACTGCTCGCTCCTCTAGCACCCGCGCGTCCCGCTCGCGCTGGGCGGCCTCCGCCTTTTCTGGGGCGTCATATCCCACGGCGGCTCGCGGCCGATCAACCTCTGCACGCAGCCGCGCGTTCTCCTGCTGCGCCTGCGCGAGGGCGACGAGAAGACGCTCGTAGTGTAGCCGCTCCACCTCCATCTTCGCGTCGTCACTCATGACGCGCCACCTGCCATGCGTAGCACCCACAGTTCAGCCATGAGCGCGCGAATTGTCTCCTCAGCCGCAATTCGTGTCGACACTTCGCGTCCGTAAGAAACTTGTAAATCAGCCAGTTCATTCTCGTGGGCAGCAATAAGCTCCTGGGCGAGTTCCAATTTCATATTTTTATTGGCCACGAGGGCGAGAGTACATTTCGTGCAGCACTCCCCGCCTTCGTAATCGCTGTGCCGACAATTCGATTCTTCGTTGAGTTCACGAATCGCTTGTCGCATCGCTCTGTCTGCGCGCGCTTGCTCCGCCGCCTTCGCCTGCACGTCGTCACCTTTGTCAATGGCCGGCCCACTCATGGCCATACCAGCTATGTGTTCATTGTTGTCACTCATGGCGCACCTTCTGAATCGGATGCGCGGCCCACGAGTGCGGCCCCTCATGCTTCGGCTTCAGGTTGCAGCGCCGGAGCGGCAGCGGCTTGGCGAGATCCGTCTGCACTGCACCGCAGATGGTTCGGCCATTGACGCTTACGCGATCTGGCCCTTTGATTGTGCTGATTGGTTTTGCCATCTCACCTCTTCACTTTCTTTTGAGACTTTACATACTTTTCAACGTCCTCAGGTTTGAGTAAATATCCAACTCGCATTCCAACACCTGTTTTTGTCAGCCAATAGATTTCAGTTTTCGTCACTTCAACTTGGAATTCTAAAGTAATTTTACCTATATCAGTTGCAAAGGTTGGAGGGCTATCTATCGGAATAAGCCATTTATCTGGTGCGGATTCGTCTACTAATGTTTCTCCCACCACTCGAACTTTAAGATGACCATCACCGCCCGTTGGCTTTCTTGAAGGTGCGAATACCGGGAATTTAATCATCTACACCTCCTGCTACCTGTTATTATAATAGCACAGTTTTAAACAGAATACAACTTAGTCATCGTTGAGTTCTTGCTGGCCCTCCAGCGGGCGGCGTTCATATCCTAGAAAAGGTTTATTGTTATTCACATCTGCACGTCGTAATGTCTTACGTACGAAACCTAGTTTGTTAAACGCATCCAAGAAACGACGTTTGGCTTTGGTGTCGCGGCGATCGATTGGTATGGCGAGAGGTGCCCACGCTTCTTCAAGTGTGAGCTTATGCCATTCATCAGGTGGGAAACTCTCGGCCAGACGTTCTTCCCAAGGATCAACAACCCTGCGTCGTTCTTGTTGGAAGGCCGCATGGTCATAAAGTGAAGTTGGGAGGCGAATGCTTGCGCCTTTCTGTTCTTTGGCGTAAGCTTCAGCCCAGAGCTGTTCTTTGTTAGCACGGATCCATTCAATGTCAAATTTCTGAATCCGCATAGGCCAAAACCGGCGGTTGCCTGTCGGATCCATTAAATAGTTATACGAGTTAGTGGTGCCAACGATGATAAACTGTCGTGGCTGCTCGACAGGCAGACGCCCGTAAGCTAATCGCACAGGCCCATCAACCTGACGAGACAACATGGCTTTCAAATGCTCAACTTGGCTGGCCCGCATTCCTGATAAATCGGAGGCTTCAATTATCCATTTACCAAGCGTGCGCTCTACGACTTGTTTAGCATCGACATTTAACGGTAAATCATCACTGAACCAACGCTCATCAGGGCATAAGGTCCGGAGTGCAGTACTCTTGAATAGACCCTGAGTGCCGCTTTCTAATACCACCATCTCGTCATACTTACAGCCGGGGTCCGTTACTCGCCGAACAGCAGCCAGTAACATGATAGCACTGACGGCTTTCACATAATCTGAGTCTGCTGCACCAGCACTCTTAATAAGCCATGTCTCAAGTCGTGGGATACCATCCCACGTAAGCATCGACAAATAGTCTAACACCGGGTGGAACTTGTTATGGTAGGCAAAATTCGAAACTGCATCAAAGAAGAATTCCTTGGGCGGGCGGAACTTAAACTTTGTATCTACTTCAAACCAGATAGCCTTAATGATTTCATCACCAATCGCACCATTGTAAGAATTACCATTACCAGAGCCAGGATAGTCTATCAAAGGCTTATGTGAGAACATATCGTATGAGAGTTGCACATCTAGTTTCTGCAACGCTATACGGACATTCTCTTGACTTGTAGGAATGACAACGCCTTTGGCATTTTCTAAGAAATCACTACCACCAAGCCATTCTCTGACTCGTGTAACTATCTTCTTTCCATCATCACCTATGGCTTTAATGAGAGCTGTGCGCCCGTGTATAGGTTCATTATTCCTAAATCGTTGCGAAGTAGTCTTAACAATAAGCTCAAAATCTGCTACATTATTGCCACAAGCCTCTGCGATAGCGCAACCTACGAGAAGTGTTTCATCATATGAACAACCAGAAGTGAGCAGGAATCCTGCGAGTGCCATCCTATTATCGTGGAGCAACCCTCGATGGCCCATTACAGAGTAGAACATACAGGCTGTCGCATACAGAGCAACATACCGCTCTAACTGTTCGACATGCCCAATGTCTTCATCCATTAACAGATTCAACACCTCTCCACTCGGGTGGACAGAGGGTGGAATCATAGTCTGGAGTCCTACTGTTCCATCTTGTTTCGTGCCACGTAACTCGACGAATGGTTTGCCGTCGATATTATCGTAGGATCGAGAGATGAGAGGCTCTGGTGTGGTGTAGAATGAATGGCTGATTAAGCGGCTCGGTCTGCCAAATCCGAATCCTGTAGGTGGGAGGATCCGTTTGGCCATCGCCAAACCATCAGTCCAATCAAAATCTACATCTGCTAGAAACTTGCCGGGAGAGATTTCGTGTCCGGTGAAGACACCAATATTCTGACCCGCTTTGTATTCTTCTATTTTGTCGCTTCGTTCAGTCCATTTTAGTGCTGCCTGACCCTCAGGTCCTTTGTGGCGTGCATCATAAAATATGAGGCGAAAGCCACGCTCATAATACTTTTTCAACCATGATGGAGTTTGAGGGAATTCGACTACACTCATCCACCGTTCCTGTTAGAATGATTTCCATTCCGAGCCTTAATAACTGCGTGTCTCCACTCAGCATGAGCCTTCTTTGCTTGTGTGCGTAGATCTTGTAATCCTTCGTAACGTAACAAGAATATATGCAGTCTTCGAGCGTTACGAGGGAAGAGTTTATCTTTATGGGCGTGGCGGGCGAATGAGCCCACAGCGTCGTTACGTTGGGTCTGTTGACCCAACCAATCATAAAACGTGAAGGGAACCAACGGTCATCCTCCGTTAGGGTGGGTGACAGCTTGGAGGCTTACAGAATGGGATGAGCATTCTGTAACTTTGGCTTCGGGCCTGAAGAGGCCACCTGCCAAGCAGAAATACATTATAGCACACTATAAAGTTGATTGCAAACCGTGAAAAGTTTAAAACTAGACCATGTTGCAATCTTTTAAATTATATGTTATAGTTGGGGCATGAAAATAAGCGCCATGAATATTAAGCCACGGAGAATCCCACCGATGCAAGAACCCCCAAATAAGATTAAATTAGGCCACCCAGATTACGAGGTATCTCTTGAGGGAACTGTGCGACGTAAAATACCTAAAATAAAAGGTAAGGCGGCTCGAAAGAAGTTCAAAAAGGAGCAGCGTCGTGCTCAAAACAACTCCGTGGCTCCTAGACCAAACCCGCCCGTTTCGGAGACAACAGGTGACTAAGCAACATTACGATCATCCTGTCTACTGGCGCTTGCCTGATGATGGCGCTCTCTTCAAATGCGCTGAATGTGAACAGCGATTCAAACATGATAAAGTGATCTTAACACAAATTCCCAAGGATGACTCTCGTACTGTTCTGTGTCTTGAATGTGTTGACCCCTATTGGTTAGAGATCGCTAAGGATCTAGGAATCTACCCCGACTGATTTGTGTTCGCCGGGCATAGTGTGTTACCTTATTAATAGGTTGGTTTCAGGAGGTAGCACATGTCTCTTCCGGAATTAGTTCAGTCTTTTGTAGCGCAGGGATTTGATCACGTTCACACTGTTGAACCACCTCGACGTGCCCCACTATTGTTTTATAGGCGGGAGCAGGATGATGCGTGGGTGATTCTTGGCACTAACCGTGTGGAATATCTGACTGTGGGGAATGTATGACTCCTGATTTTGATGCACAACTTGCTGAAGGAAATCGGCATAAGAATCTCTACAAAGCTATCGAAGCAATGAACGCAATGGTAATCCCCTGTGAAAGAAAACCCCGAATTCTTGGGATTATTCCTCGTAGACAGCACCATTTTGTTGACGTAACTCACGTTCTTAATACATTTACATTTACGACAATGGATCGTTGTCGTGACTGTGGATTAATTGAAATTTCTCTCGCGGATTATTAACGCCACTGTGGTGGAACTGGCAGACACGACAGACTTAAAATCTGTTGACCGAAAGGTCGTGCGGGTTCGATTCCCGCCGGTGGCACCAAAGGATAGTCTATTATGAGTTATGCACAGAAAGTCGCTAGAGCCCACAAACAGTTAATCCAGATCCGAAAGGATCCTACTAAGACTGAAGCGCGGTACGATGAAATTATCGAACTGCGTATGTTGCTTCTCGATATTTTGGAAACAACCATTGGTTTAGAATTGCCCGAACTAAATGATCTTACTGTGGTAATCCAGAAAAGAGCTGCTAAGTGGGGTCTAAAAGGTGACTGCGTATAGAGGTGTTGCAATCTGGTTTTAAGTATGGTATACTGGTTTGTAAGTTAGGTTGGAACGGCGGCATGGTGTAGGACTTGGTTACTTCATCCATTGACATGAGCGGAGCGTAAGCTCCTTTCCAAGTTCGCCCTTTCCTGCCGCCTTTCAAGTGTCGCGCCGTGGTGTAGAGAACGGTTACTTCTTGGCTAAAGAGCGGTTGGGTGAAACTCCCGACCATTTCCGTTCTCGCTCTTTCCCGGCGCTTTTTTGTGGAGTGACTGATGCGTACCAATATTCGTGTGGTCAATTCAACTTTGAAAACCCATGAGGGTGCTCCAGCTGCCCACCTCACTCCTTTGAAGGAACTCCGTAGGTCAGTACTTACGGCGCTTCTCTGGGAAAACCTCTTTTACGAGGGTGGTAAGGAACACGCGCAGCGTGTTCAGGACCTCGTAGCCCGCTGCAAGCCAGAGGATGTAGCTAATCTGGCTATCGAAGCCCGCGACTTGATGTATCTGCGTCATGTCCCGCTGTTCCTGGTTCGTCAGTTGGCGCGTATTAAGGGTAATGGTACGCTCGTGGCGTCGACGCTGGCGAATGTCATTCGTCGTCCAGATGAGCTTACCGAATATCTGGCAATGTATTGGGAGGGTGGTACGACGCGGCCCCGTCCGGAGCCTTTGTCGGCTGGCTCGAAGCGTGGGCTTGCCCGCGCCTTCAAGAAGTTCTCAGCCTACAGTCTGGCCAAGTACGATCGCGATACTGGGGTGAAGTTGCGCGACGTTCTCCGAATGGTTCACGCCAAGCCAACGGATGGCGAGGAATCGGCATTGTGGAAGCAGGTATTGGATCGTAGCTTGCCGACTCCTGATACTTGGGAGGTCGCCCTCTCGGGCGGCGCGGATAAGCGCGAAGTGTTCGAGAGGCTCTTAGCTGAAAAGAAGCTCGGAGCACTCGCGTTTCTGCGAAACTTGCGTAACATGATCGAAGCCAAGGTGGACCCTGCTCTGATTCGAGAGCGGTTTGCCGGAAAGCTCGATCAGGTGTTGCCGTTTCGGTTCATCGCCGCAGTTCGTCATGCACCTGCATTCGCACAGGACTTGAATGACGCAATGTTGCGGGCAGTCGCAGATTACCCACGTCTGCCAGGACAGACGATTGTCTTAGTCGATGTTTCTGGGTCGATGACTTGTCAGTTGTCTGAAAAGTCAGATATGAATCGTATGGATGCGGCGGCTGGTCTGGCAGTTCTCATTCGTGAGATTGCTCAGGATTGCCGTATCTTCACGTTCTCGCAGGACGTTGTTGAAGCACCTGCCTATCGTGGATTGGCATTGGTGGATGGGATCATCACGTCTCAGCCTTATGGTGGCACCTATCTTGGAGAGGCTGTGCGACGAATTCAGGCGCGGTATCCGCATGATCGGTTGATTGTGGTGACTGATGAACAGTCCCACGATGTGGTGCCGAATCCAAATAGGACTGGATATATGATCAATGTGGCACCTTACCAGCATGGTGTCGGTTATGGACCTTGGGTTCATATTGATGGTTGGTCTGAGCGCGTGATGGACTTCATTCGGGAATTGGAGGCAGAAGAGAACTAGAGGTTGCGACGGGTAGTAAGGGTCTGTGGGGGATCCCGGGCAATTCCCTGCCTCGCATACCTGCTATCCGTCGCAATATAAACGTCGGTAACCTTGCTCCGAAAGGACGGTTATGAAACGATTCTACTGCACGGTTTGTCGGCAAGTCAGACGGGTCCGTAATTGGCCCACCATCCTGTCTAAGCCAAACGAAGTTTCTCCTGGCAAACGTGAGGGGAAATGTGATTGGCATTCTGGTGTTCCAAGGGTAAAGAGGATTCCTAAGAAGGTATTCACCTCTAAGCCCAAGACCCCACCGAAGCAACAGCAAGGAAAGAAGCGTCGGTAATTGTTGAGTTGAGGTGAATTATGGCTGACCAAATGAAGGCATTACAGTCTGCAACTTCGTGTATTGATGAATACATTGCTACACTTGAAATTCGTAAGGCGAAGGCCAGTTCCTATCGAGAGGAGCAGCAGATCGCTATGGAGTTTGTTCAGGCTTTTCCTGAGGGAAATCCTGAACCTGGAGAAGAAAGTTATTCATCTCCAGATACAAGGGTAGCCTTCTCCCTCGATACTGGTTGCATCAACGCTATCATGCTCAATTGGGACTGTACGACTGGTCTTGCTGATGTGAAACCCCGTCTCAAGTGGCTTGCTGATCGTCTTGGAAAGTATACAATCAATAATGATCCACACGCGCAACGAAAACAGTACATCTTTCGAGATGGACGTTTCTTCTTTCAGGTGTTCTTTTGGAAGCCTAATGCTGTTTGCAAGTTTGTCCAGACTGGAGTGAAAGAAGAACCTGTGTACGAATTCAAGTGTTCTGATGGGTCTACAGATGGAGCCGTAGCTGAATAAAATTCTTGTGGTGGATTGCTTTTGTCCTTGCAATTCGCTAGTTTTTGTGGTAGGATGGTTACCGTTACGTGGCGGTAACTCGTTAACCTTTGCAGGAGAAGTTATGGCTCTTCGGACTCTTCAGTTCAACCGCATCCACAAGAACGGCTGGCTCTCGTGGAAGCTCGTCGGTGTCCCCGGTGCAGTCTTCATCGATAAGCGAATGCTCGATGAGGAGACCCTCGCCAATCCCCCGCAGACTCTTGAGCTGGATGTCCCCGGAATGAAGGAGCCGGGTGCTGACGCTACGGCACAGGCCGAGGCGAAGGCGAAGGCCAAGGCGGAGCGCGATGCTAAGAAGGCAGAGCGCGCTGCGGCTCAGGCTGCCAAGGCTCAGGAGCGACTCCAGAAGCTCCAGGAGAAGGCTGCTGCGGCACAGGCTAAGGCTGATGCTGTCGCTGCGAAGGCGGCTGCGGCGGTCAGTGGGCAGAGTGCTGAGGGTTCTGCTGACTCCCCGGATATGTAAATTCTAGTAACGGCTCTGTCCGCGGCACGGCCGTTATGAGGTGACCAGGCACCGAAATTGGGAGCCGGCCTGGATTTCGGCTCCCGGTCTCCCTCATGACAACTTTAACTTCGGGAAAACAGTGGATAGCCCATTGTGGAAAAGGGGCGCGTCTGCGTTACCTGAAGCAACGCTGTAATCCTATCATCCGCAGTAAAGACCCGCAAATTCAATCCGCCCTCGCCAGAGTAAGACAATCCCTCGAACAACATCCAGAAAAAGACTTTGGTCTTTTGTGGGTTGTATCAAAAGCCTTATCTATTATCGATGATACAGGGGTAGGTGCGGATTTCGCTCTCAATTATCTAATGGATCAGTGGGATGCTGATCAAACACTTAAGGTGAAATTACCAGTCGCTAAAGGTGCAGCATGAAATGTGATATCTGCCGTGGTGCTTGTTGCGAAAGCCTCAATTT